TAGTATCACGGATCTCTTGACCTTCACGTATCTTAGTGTTGTTGTATGTTTTAATTTGTAGTAGGTATGTTTCGGATGATGCAATCTTATTCAATGTCAGTGCAGGTATAGTATTGAACAATCTACCTGCTTGTGAAAGAATTGATGTAAGATCAGCAGTTTCTTTTTCTGTAAATGTAGCAGAACCAGATGCATCGGTGAATGATGCATCACGGAACCAAACATCTTTTGTTGCTGTCAAATGTCCAATATCAATATTGAATGATGCCTTCATATTCTCAATATCTTTACCAACGTATGAGGTATGGAACACCACACCAAGTTGTGCCGCTTGCATCATCTTGGCAAGTTTAGTGTTCGCTGGCACTGCATAGACAATTGTGTTTGGTTGAAAGATAATATACTCTTCACCATCAATCGTTTCATGTTTTAAATCACTCTTAGTAAACATCATATCACCTTGCAGAATACCTTTGATGCCTAACTTAGGTAGGTATGCAAGTGCAATCTTCAGTTTATCGTTTAGTCCCTCTGATGGATGATTCTCATTAATATCCGCATCAGTATAGTTTAATTTGGCATTCTTGTTAAATACAGATTTTGTGCCAACAAAGAACTTACCATTTTCTGGATTGATGCCAGCAAAGATAGCAGGAGAACCATCCCATTTAGTAGTAACATTCACTTTAACATCGGAATGACCTGCTAACATGTTACGGAGTGAACGAAGAAAATTAATTGCTTCCCTTGCACCCGAAACGCCATTATTCAGCACGTTATCTTCTAAGTGTTCCAAGTGAACGTTCTTACCTTCTTTTGCTTCGGTTATATGTTCTGAAAATTTTTTCATTTTTTTATGTTCATAAAAGGATTTTCTTTTTTTGTTCCTGGTGCTACAGAAAATTTACTTCTTAACATATTTTGAACTTTAATTTCTGCTTGTACTTCATAGAATTCTGAACGTGTGGCAACACGAACCTTAAAATTTCCATAACCAGCAAATATGGGTGGTCCTTTTATTTTTAAAGGGTTTTCTTTTGAGATCATATAAAAATCATCACCCGCTTGCATATAGTATGCAGGTTCTGCTTTACCAAGAGTGTAGTGTTCTGTAACTATTTTTGTCATGTTTGTATTTTCTTCGTTTGCAATATAGCGATTGATGCTTGGTTGATCAAAAAAATCTTTCATAACCTTCAATGGAACTGCGCCAGGTTCTTTTAATCCAGATTTTGTTGTTGGTATTTTTATACTTTTTTCTGGAATTCCTGAGAAATTTGCAATGTCTTTTATAAATTTCTTTGCTTTTGGCGATTTATTAAGCATATCTACTGTATATGCGGCCGCTGGAGTTTCATAAGTTGTTTGCCATTTACCTTTATTATAAAATACCCGTGGATTAGAAAGATTATCAGTGTGATTCATTTTAACTTCTAACCAAATAGAATTTTTACCTTCAAATTTACCAATCTCAATTTTAACATCAGAATAACTGGTACCTACTTTTGGTCGGGTAGCAGTGACACCAGGTAATTTGTTGATGTTTTTAGCCACATCGTTTTCAAATTTATCTGAAGCAGCACTCATTTAATACTCCTTTTTTTGTTGTTATTGGAGTATTTATACTTCAAATGTAATGGAGATAACCACCAACAATATACTTTGGTCCACCAACCGGTTTGAATGCAACGTGTGGATGCGTCCACAAAGGTGGAAACATCAACAAACGACCTGCTCTGGGTTGTATTTTGAGTTTGACTGGTTGTCCTCTGTTCAGTTGGAATGCAGTCTGTCCACCTTCTTCCACATCATTCAGATACCAGAAATACACCAGAAATCTACGTGCTGAGGCATAGTCCTGTACATCCACATGAAATTTAAACTCATCTTGATCGTTTGGAAGATAGCGTTTCATACGAAGTTGTTCGTAACCATGATTCTCTGGCCATGACATCAAATCGACACCGACATCTTTCTTATACACGTCCATATAAGTCTGCATCGTGCCTACCATGAAATCTATTTCTGACTTCCAACTGACAACGTTCTCATTCAGATTCAATTCAGTGAATGAACGATGACCTTCAAGAAAAGTTTCTTTCTGTTGTTTTGGATGATTCTCAAACTTCTTTATAACTGAATCACAAAATGTCTTAGGCAAAACATTATCGTAATATCTCACATAACTCATACTTTAAAACCTCCAAACTTGTTCTTCATGCCACTAAGTCTCTCACGGTCACCAAATGAATTCAGCGGTTTGTCATCCACTTGACCAGCATCAACGATATCATCCTGTGCTGACTGTTCTACATCATACAGTTTCATCTTGCCTCTGTCAATACCTATAACGAATCTTTTGAAAGTATTTGGATCATTGTATCGATTCTTTAGTTGCTTAACCATTAACTGATTCAATTGTTCTAACTCTTCGGTACTTATCAAAGCAAACATAAAATCGGCAGTTGCTGGCAGACCAAAGGACTCACTTGTATCCTCAAGTCCAGGATCGCTGGAGGTGAAGCCTGAGCGGGTAGTTTGTGTCGCTGATACTATGGGCACGGCGAACTCGACGGCCAGACCTCTCAGTTCTTCTGCAATCGCTTTAATATAAGAGTAACTGTTGACATTTGAGCCCGGTTTGATCCTAGCAGAGGCACAGATATTCAAGTAATCAATGAAAATGATATCAGGTTTGAAACTCTTCTTTAGTTGCAATTCATTTAACAAAGCACGGAAGTGAAGTGCAGATGCCGCAGCAGTTGGATATTCTTTGATAATCAACTTACCTTGTGTCTTTACTCGCATTGCCGAGAACTTACGGTCATAGTCTTGTTTACTGATTGCATGTAGATCGGAGATATCAATGTTCAAAAGATTGGCATCAATACGTTCAGCAATCCGCTCTTCTGCCATTTCCATCGTGATATACAATACATTCTGACCTTGAGATAAACAAGAACCAGCAACGTGACACATAAACAAAGATTTACCAACACCTGTACCTGCAAGTGCAATATTGAGAGTCTTTGTTGGCAAACCACCCTTAGTAATCTTGTTGAAGATGTCCAAGTCAAATGGTATCTTTGTTTCATGGCGATGATAGAAGTCAAACCGATTATCAGCATCTTCAACATAATCATGACCAACGGACGAATCGAATGATACACCAAGTGCATCACTCAATAGTTGTGGGATAGAACCCTTACTGTCTTTGTCAGATTTGTTGTCAAGAATCTTTACAGACTTCATGATAGCATTATAGATTGCTTTATCTTGACAAAACTTTTCTGTGTTGTCAATCAACCATTCTACATCAGATGGTTCGTTTCGTTCAGCATTGATTTCACGAAGCATTTCAACTGAATCCTGAACTTGCTGTTCAGTTAGTTTTTTAGACTCAGCGAAATTGATTACAAGTGATTCATATGTAGGAAGATGTTTGTAGTGATTGATATACTCTTCAACTTCTTCAAAGAGTATTTTTTCTGTGTTATCTGTAAAGTATTCAGATTTTATGAAAGGTAATATCTTACGAGCATAGTCCTCATTAAATATCAAATTCTTTAATATCGTGGTCTCTAATCGTTTCATTGGATTGTTTCATTAAGATGTCTGTTAGTATGTCACCAATCATTGTATGAAATTCTTGATCATTTGTCAAGTCATGTACACTGAAAGTGGGTGTATGTTCGATGGTATAGTCGAAGTAGAGCCTGGCGAACTCTCCTTCTTCCATTACCTTTGCTTTACCATAGTGATACAGGACACCAGCATACTTTCCTTTCAGTATGCCGATGCCTGTTATCTGTTCATCATCAGATGGTATAAACTGATAATCTATATCTTCTTTATACATCACCAACGAACTCGACTTCTTCCAAAACTGGATCTTTTCCCATAATGTTGCCATAAGTGATTTCATATCTCTTCCTTACATATTCTTTGAATTTCTCACTAGCAAGAATATCATTCCAAAACTCTGCGTTTTGTGTATCGTCAAATCGTTTCTTGTCACCAATCTCACCCGTCTCTTGGTCAACTTTTGCATACCAACCATTGGATGGTTTATTTACAAAGTTACCTTCAAGTGCAATGTCCATCAGACCAGAATACTTTTGAATACCACCATCGAACGATACTGCTACAGGTATCTTAGATTTCTCACGAACAAATCGTGACTTCTCAACGTTGATGATGAAGTTATAACCTGTAATTTCTGTGCCGGTCTTTTCTTGCTGACGACCAAGAATCCAAATCGTATCTGCTGAATAATACGAACCTGTACCACCACCAACGATGTCTCTAGGATACAAACCAATCTCTTTGTATGTGTGATTCACAACAACCATTGGAATGTCTTTGATGGTCAAGTGTGGTGTGACCATACGAAACAACGACTTCATTTGTTTGGCACGACTCATATCTGCTACAGTCTTACCTTCTGTGGCATCATCAACTTCTTTCTTTGATGCTAGATTACCAATCGAATCAAGAATGATAATAACTTTATCGCCTTTTGCAATCTGCTGCAACTGGACCATTATATCATGTTTTAACTGCTCAACGTCGGTAATAGGAGTATGCAACACCCGATTGGTATCAATATTGAATGTATCGAAATAAGATTGAGGAGTCCCAAACTCGCTATCATAAAATAGAATAACGGCATCTTTGTATTTCTCCAAGTATGCAGATGCCATCAATAACGCAAATGCAGTTTTAAAATGTTTTGATGGACCAGCAAACATGGTCAGACCAGGTGTCAAACCACCGTCCAAATTACCAGATAGTGCTACGTTAACCATAGGCACACCAGTTTGTATCATATCTTTCTCAGTAAAAAACTGAGATGATGCAAGGATCGAAGTTTCTTTAATTGTCGATGCCTTTTTTAACTTCTCAAGAACGTTCATTCATATCTCCATTTCTTCATTTTTATAAAAAAATTCCACACCGCTTCTAGTTTCTTTTCCTTCTAAAAAATTACAAAATTCTTCTAAGGTCATAAGGTGAAATTTAAAACCTTCATATTCTGTAATTTCATTACAGTGCGTTAAAACTGATTTGTTCGGTATATGTTTTCCACGTATGATATAGACATCTTTATACTTATATTTTTTATAGTATTTCCATATTTTATGTGGTATTTTTTCATCTACTGAACCAGTAACATTTTGATTTGTGCAATCAGCATATATATCTTTTCCTATAATAAAATCAATTTCATGTTTTCCGTTTTTTTGATATGTGAAGGGTATTTTTTTTTCACGTAAAAAAGTTTTTAATTCTTTCTCAAGTTTAATACCACTTTGATTTGCTTTTGATGCATCCGTTAATTTTTTTGCTTTTACCATTATGTAAAAAACTCCTCTAAAGACGGTGTTTGTTTCTTATGTGATTCTATATTTTTAAGATTGTATTTTGCAGTCTCAAAAGTAAACGCAGGTTGTTCTACAATAATCTGATTTTTAGAATCGGTTGAATCTTTCCAACATAAATCTTTATCTTTAGGATAATCCAAAGTCCATTTTAATGTGGAATTATTCTTCATAATCTTCTTTGCTTCTTTATTCAGAGGGTAGATGTATCTGAACATGTATCCTTTGATTTTCTTGATACCTTTTTCTTTCATGAAGGCTGTAGTCAACCAGAAGATTTTTTCCTTACCCGCAAAATTTGCATTCTCTTTACACAACTCTTTAGTGGAACGTGGATGCAATTTCTCTCCATTTTCCATCATATACACTTGAGTCCAGTATTTTTCACCGAAATAAAAATTTGATGCCTGATAAACATAACCACATTTACCCATTATGCCATCTGCCATTGTATATAAAAAAAGACAATTT